CTTTTGTATGTGTGCCTTGACCTGATTTTTACCGTATTATGTTACTTAACTAACTGGTTTGTCGTCATTTTTGCTGACGAAAAAGGGCAGCTGCCTAAAGTATTCAAGCTGTGGCAAACCTACGATAATCCCCTTGATATCCGCTGGCAGGTGCTCGAAGTCGTCCCGAAGTTCCTGCGCTATGACTTCGACAGTCACTATATTTATCACTACGAAATGAAAGGCGACGGCTATATGCGTCCCGGCTTCGTACAGCTTTGGTATAACGACTTCACCACAAAAGAACGTGTGCAGCGCTATTTCTGCCGCCTGCTGTGGCTTATGCGCAACAACGCCTACGGTTTTGGCTACTATGTCACTGGCCGGGCGGTAGACTTTTCAAAGGTCAAAGTATTGCGGAAAATTAAGGAACTTAACAACGAGCAATGGTTTAGCTATGTTCCCGGCTTTCTCGCCCCGTGGTCCTTCTACTACTGCAAGCAATACTGCCCGTGGTTCCGGGTCCGCCTGTATCTCGGCTGGAAGATGAAGTTTCTCGACGATTACACGCAGGTAAACCGCTGCCAGATAGCTTTTTCGTTCAATCCGTTCAAGGGCCTTGAAGAAGATAGCACCGGGGGGGATAAAAATGAACTGTAAAACCTATGAGCCGGGAGAATTGCGCGACCTGCTCGGTCTATCCGATAGCCAGACTATAGCGGACCAATTAGCCGCCATGTCAGACTTTTCAGCTTGCATAGGCTATAACACCTGCGCCGACGTTATAAAAGGCGTCAGAAAGGCGGATTTTCCGCCCTGTAGGGCTTATCTGCTGAATGTTGGGTCAAGGTGTAGCGTCGTCGTTACTAATCGTCCTGCCGGAAGTATGGTATACAAGCTCTACACCTGCAAGGACTTTGCAGAAGCAAGCGAATTCGCGCATTCATTAGTTGATACTCTTTATATGCCGATACCTCGCCTGATGAATCGCATTAATGAGCAGCTTACATTTATCCCCCACTCTAACCGCCTGAACGTTTCAAACAACAGCTATAACGTTCTGGTGACTATAACCAACCGCCGGGATTGCACACTGACCATAACGGACAACAATGTTGATGATATCCCCGAAATGCTGCGGGAATATGATATCACCATTGAGCCGAAACGCCTGACCAAGTGCCGCAGCGTTATAGCCTTTTACCGGGAGTTATACGGCTATAGCCGCACGGAACTAAATGACTTGACCGGAATCAGTCCCACAACGCTGGACCGTTACGAGCGCGGGGAAAGGTCACTGCTTAAAACTAACGTCTACTACATCATGCTGCTGGCCAGAGTTTTTAACGTCACGATTGACCACTTAATAGAAAAAGAAATTCAGCTTAATCCGCAGGCGCTGAAAGAACTGGAAGAAGAATACTAAAAAAAGAAGGTTCCCACAAATGAAACAACTAAAAAAATCCGATTGTGTTTATATCGTTCTTGGCGGCAACGCCATGCCGCAGGAAAGGGCGGCGCAGTTTTGGACTAACGGCGGCCGACGTATTGGCCGCTATAGTAATAAAATGCAGGCCTACCGCCAATATTGCACCCTGCGCATTCAAGAAGAATGTAGCAAGGCAGGTTTCTTCAAGGAGAAAACGCCGCTTCGGGCTGATTTATATTGCTTCCTGTCCGTGCCTGCGTCCAGAACAAAAAAGTTTCGGGAGCTGGTCGACCAGCGCGCAGCTTACCCCATAGTTAAGCCCGACAACGATAATCTGTACAAGGCCATCACAGATAGCGCAGAAGGCGTAGCGTTTGCTAATGATAGCCAAATCATCAGCACCGCCATTCACAAGCGCTATACAAACGATAATCCGTTTTCTGTCCTCGTTCTTTCAGTCGTCGAAAATGACGAAGATAGTATCATATGGGACGTGTACGACAAGTTCAAGCGTCATAGAAACGTGCTCGATTGACGGGCAATGTTTCACGTGAAACAAATAAAGCACTGTGAGGATTTCTCACAGTGCTTTTTCTATCAGCTTCTTACTTTATACCGGGAAACGTAGCCATTCAGGTTCTCTGGCGGTACTCCCACTTTGGCGGCAACGTCTTTATAAATCATGCCTGCCCGAATCAGATTAAATATTTCGTCATGCAATTCCCGCCAAGGGTATATAGTACGCATTTTAAATGGCTTATACTCTGGATTTTTTTCAAGCTCCCTGAACTCGTTGTAATTTCTTTCATTGTCCTGCTCAACGGCCTTTACAGCCGGACTCTCCTGAATCGTCGGGGGGGCTGCTGCCGCTGCCTGCTTTGGCTTTATGCAGTCCGCCGGGATGTAGTGCGCCCCAAAAATGCACTCTGACAAGCCCAGAAACGGGCAGAAAACTACTCCTTCATGTCTATGTAATCTAAAACAGTCTAAACAATTCCGCAATTTATAACGTTCCTTTCAATGACAGATAGTCGCTATCGTATTCGAGTATGCGCCCGCGATAGCTGGTTTTTATCGGTGCTTCGGCTATAGCTCTGGCGATACGTTCGCTGTAGCCGGGTTTAAGGTCATATATCCCAGCAGTATATGTATAAGCCGCAATCCATGCGCCACAAGTGTCAAAACTAAATTTAGGTTTTTTATAGCAATATGGCATATCCGTAAGCATGGCTTCTACATCCCTATAATTCCAATCAATTGGGCAGTTACTACATTTATCCGTGGCGGCACAGGCAAAGCAATAGCTTTCAGCCATCGGCACTATGCCGCCATTAATCGCCCATTCTGGCCAGTCCTTTTTATACTTCCGTCCGTGCGTGTCGGCGAGCCAGTTCCACAGTCGCCTGTGCAGATACCTGTAAAACACGCCATAAGATTTACCGTAACGAATGCCGTTTAATTCGGTGTATATCATTTTGCCCCTGTCCATAGTCTACGCTCCCATGTATCGTAGTCGTCCCAGTAGTTGCCAACGATTATCACATCTTCAATTTCTTTGCGCGGGAGCGGCAGACGCACTTTTGCCGCCGCTTTGAAAACGCCTTCAAATAAATCTACCTCAATGCGAAACAAGCATGTTTCCCCTTCGATATTTTGAGTTACATAATCTCCGACAAACAGCGGAATGCGCGCAGAATTTAAGTTCTTTGCATAGACGCCTGTATATCTTTGGACTGTCAGCGGGTCTACTTCAATGGCGTACTCGCCGAAGTATATACCCATTGCCCCGGCCGGACTTCCGAAGGGTGTCGCCCCTCGCCTTTTCCAGTCTTCGTAGTTTACAATATACAGTTTTTTGCCAAACTGTACCAGCTGGCCATAGATAAGATTTTTCTCGTCCGTTATATCTTTTGGCATGGCGCGATAAAACAAATCTGTCCGCTCCATGTATTTTAAATACTCAATGTCTTTTTCGCTTATCTCCATAGTTTACCCTTCTTCCGTATTTTTTAATGGCGTCTGTTAAAAACCGCTCTACTTCGGCGGCGGCAGGAAGGCAGCTTATCCCGGCAACAATTTTCATGTTCTTATTCCACACAGTGACGTCCCACGGCGTCCACGGGCTAAAACGCTCGATAGGCCTATAGTAAACTACTGCCATAATCTCGCCAAGGTCAAGGAATGCCTGTATAAAAAAACGTGCGTTTACAAATTCATTTATGGCGCCGTTCATCAGCTCCGGTTCACCTACCATATATTTTCTGTACTTTCCCAAGGCATTATCTATATCGTGCTTATAAACGCAGATATGCCTTTCTGTAAGAAACGTAAGCATTTTAACGCCCCCTGACTTTATAGTAAAGCACAGCGGCGGCTATGCTTACGGTTATACACGTACCCCATAGAATAAAAGGTTCTGCCGCCATGTTATCCACCTTTCTTTACCACGTTACCCTTGACGTCTAAAATCTGATATCGTTTCGCTTTAAGCCTGCTGACAACCAGCATTGCCTCTTTCATGTTTTCAAAATGTTCTATCATGCCGTCGCGGCGCGACAAGGCGAACTTCGGGCGGTTATCTTCTTCGATGAAACAAAAGTATCCTTTGCGGGGAATGTATAATATATAGCGTTCCCGCTTCTGCCCGACGGCTTTAGATTGCTGGCCGCCGTTTTTTGCGGCGGCCATGCGCCCACCGACATCAAATCTGGCCAGCAATACGCACGTGACGAGTGCCGCCAGTGCGGATAATATCACAGATACTATAACTGTTGTCATACCATCCATATCGCACCATTGTACCCGTCTCTGTAAAATTTGTAATACACCGGGTTTTCCTCGTTATCCGCTTTTTCGTTCTGATAGTTTAAAATCTCCTTAACTTTGCGGACCGCCAAAGAAAAGAACTCATTATTCAATATCAGTTGACCGTTGATATTCTCGCATTTTTCGCACAAAATGTTATCCAGCTCATTAACAAGCCATGTTTCCTCTGGATTAGTGCTTAAAATGCCAACTTTGATTTTTTCACCGCCAACGTAAAACTCTTTCTTATAGACGTTTGTCATAATTCGCTTTTTGCCCCCTTCGTAGAAATGTACTGTTGTTTTTCGCGTCATAACTCACACCCTTTCTATGCTTTTATTATACACCCCCCTCTGTATATTGTCAACAGTTTTATTTCGCCTTTACATAAAAAAGCCCCGGACTTCCGGGGCTTTAGATTATTCGCACTCTTCTACGGGTTCTTCTCCTGCTTCTTCTACACATTCCGGGCCAACAGATATTTTGTCTGATTCTTCCGGAGCCTGTTCATCCGGCATATCTACAATCATGGTAGCGATTTTATAATTGACTTTGGCCAGTGCGTCACGTTCTACGGCTGACAAGATAGCTTTGTCGAGCATATCACGTGCTTTAATTAATTCCTCTGCCGTTATCCGGTCGGGTTTGGTAAGGATAGTTACCGCCGAATTCATGCAGGCACTTACGGACCATTCAGCCAAGCTTTGAGCTTTCAGGCTTTCTTTTTGGGTAGTTTGGTAGTTCTCTACAGATAATGCTTTCATGTTTTTTCATTCTCCCTTTTGATTTTATTTACAGGCCGCCATGATAACGGCCGCCGTGGCTATGCCAATAGCAATATTTCTTTCAGCTTTTAGCCGCCGCTGCTGCTTCTTCACTTCGGCGTTGTACTTCTGCAATGATTCGTTGGCCTTGTTCAATAAGTTTTCCGTCTTTTTCTGCTGCTCCAACGCCTTCTGCTGCTCCTGCTTGGATGTTTCCAGCTCGGTCTTTAAGCTCGCTGATTCCTTCTGCAATGCTTGCACTATGCTGTTCAGCTCGTTCGATAGCGCCAACAGCTCGCTGTAACGTTTCTGCGATAGCTGATTGCTGCTGCTCAATTCGCTGAATATCTGCTGTAAGCTCGTCAATTCTTCCTGCGTTATCGTTATCACCTGCATACCATCCGGTGACGTAGGCGCCGACGCAGAAGCCGAGTGCGGCAGTGAGCAGATAAGGCAAAGCAGAATACAGATAGTCCTTAAAGCCTTTTTTATCCACACTATCCACAAGTTATACACACCCTTCTTCTTCATCACGGTTGCAAGAGGTTATAGACGTCGGAGTTATTGAAGGTATGCCAGATAGCTTTGCCGCGGATAACGTCGCCGCCGGGCTTCGTGTATTCGTCCGCCCCAAGGTCTTCCAGCTTTATCAGGTCCCAGCGCATATCAGCGTCGCCGCTATACAGGCCGTATCCGTCCATTTCGGCCCATTCGCTGTGCGTCCGGAAGGTGTTCGCAGTCACGCCGAACGGGGCCATTTTTGGCGCGCATTTGGTAATAACGGCAACGATTTTTGCCATGGCGTCAATCTGTGCGAATGTTGGCGGCACACTGCCAAAATTGACGCTGCCGTCCCGGTAAATGATAGCGTCCAGACAGCAGCACATTGATACCCCTATATTCCCGGTATTGCGGCCGTAGGTATGCGCAAGTACGCTGTCTAATGTAACGCCATTCGGCATCAGTATTTCGCCGTCGTCATTTATCAGCAGATGATAGTCATTGAAATACTGTTTGTATCTGCCAGCTGTCCAGTGTCCAGTTATGGTATGCGCTGAACACGCTCTAGCTTCTGCTGCAATGTCTGTCAGCGTTACCAGCTTGCAATCTTCGCGGCTTATCTGCATATCAATTCCCCCTTTTCGGAAACACTCTATCCAACATATAGTCAAGCACACGCTTGACTGCGTTAGCTATGCTGCTATAGCCCAGCTCAACTAGATTCTCGTTGATACTGGTCATTTCGACCATAAAAATAACCATCGACACGCTCCCCGGCAGAATGTCGGAAGCGACTAGATTTATACCCAATGCATGTATGGGCGGTATGACTTTGGCGGCATAAAAGGCTGTGATGATTGTTGCATTGTAAAGCAGCATTTTTTCAAGTATGCGGCTAAAGCTCCGGCTTTCTAGGTAGCCTTTCTGCCATGTTTCACTCTTAAAAAAGTAATGTATAGCTTTTCGCAGGCTGATGTTTTCTAGCGGGTCTTCCGGCTGATACGTGTCATGGATATACTTTTTACTCAAGTACACCCATTTAAGTATGGTATCAAAGACTATCATCAGCTGCGCTAATATAACAACGCCCCAAAAGTTCGGGCCGAAAATCTCGTTTCCAAAAGTCCATATCACTACGGCATACGCCCATATATCGACCTTGAAAAATCTATCTAAAACATATCTGATGTTGTTCCACGTTTCAGCCATGATAAAGCCCCCTACGATTCTTTTTATTTATTATATCGTAAGGAGCAACGCAAAAACAATTCGCAGAGGACTAGCGAATGCAATTTACCTTGACCGCCACCCGCATTTTTTACATTTTAAATCAATAATAGGCGGATGACACGCAAGCATAACTCTCTCTACGTCCTTACTTTCACAGGCCGGACAACAATAAAGTCTCTTAGCAGCGTCCATACACGCCAGCGAAAATCTACATCTCTGCTCTTTGTCGGCGTTAAGTAACGCTGTTATAACCTTAGCTGTTTTCTTACTACTCAACTTTAATATGGGCTTTTTCTCCGGGTCATCCCCGTCGTAAATAGAAAAAAATACTGTACCTTCTGCAACAACTCTTTCATCCTTAAACATTCAATCACCTTCATTCTGTAGCTGTTTAGCTATTTTTCCGGAAAGCTTTTTCAGACATGATTCACATAGGTATATCTGACTATTTTTGTAAGTGCTTGGGATAAAAAACTTCCTAAAGATATTCGGCAATACACTTCATATGTTGCCTTTTTCTTATCACAGCAATCACATAGGCCTGCTGCCTTAACCTTCCTGACATTGATCATTTCCCGCTATTTCTCGCATTCCACTTTTTAACAATCTCCAATATGCCATCTTGTATGCTTCCATACAAAACCTTGCCACAGTTTTCGCATTTGATGAAAAAGTTCTTGTCAACTTTAAGTAGTGGCTTTTTGTTCCCGCACTCTTGGCAGGCGTTTATCTTGACATTTAATGTTCCGGTGTTTCTCTTTCTTCTGGTTCTGCTGGTCCTGTTGGTAGTAGTCATTTTTATTCCCCTTTCTTGCAGCAAGGCAGGCCGCACAAGCGGCCTGCTATACACTTCCCTAATTAGTTATATAAATTTTTCTTGCTGCCTGCGTCGTTTCGTTCGGCCTTTAAAGCCTTCAATAGTTCTATCATATCGTCTTCTAGCTCTGTGGACAGTTCTTTGCCAGCTTGTATGCTTTCAATTAATTTATCCACAAGCTTCATCATTTCTACGTTTTCTTTATGGTGTTTTAGCGATATCTTGCCAAGCTGTTCAATATAGTTTTCAATTCTTGCTTGAGACATAGCGAGAATTTTCAAGCTACAGTTATTGTAAATACTATAGCTTTCCTCTGTGACGTCTTTACTGGTAAAGAGATGTAGAACAAAATGCGCGCCCTCGGGTTCTAAAAATTCTTCAAGCTCTTTAATCTTATTGATTATCGCTTCCCGTCTGGTCTCATTAATGCTCATTTTCTACAACCTCTTTTACCAGCATTTTCTTAAAAGTCTCACCCGCATTTTCGGGGGGGACTTCTTCATCTACATCATAAAAAGCCCTTTCATTAACTACTGTTCTTTTGATTGCTTCTGCAAAAAACATCTCTGGTTTAATGCCAAAGCCTTCCTGTGCCGTCTGCACTAAATGAACAACGCTATTAACACACCTGTCGAGACTTACACGGTTAGCCATGACTAAATAGCCACTTACTTCTTCCGTGTCCAAACTTTCAACTTGTGCCAGCGCAATAATGTTGACCCCATATTTTTTCTCTAAATTTAAAATTTCGTCGTTTAAGTTTGAAGCTTCTTCCTTTAGATTTTCTCTTGTAATAATCACAACTACACCTCTTTCAATTTTTAGATATAACCTTTGTCGTCCAACGCTTGAATAACAATGTCTGAATTGTATTCTTGGAGTTTCTTTTTCATCTTAAACCTGTCAATTATCCACCAGATTAATAAGCCGCCACCGGTAAGCAGCATTGCAGCGCCGCCTACATAGTCTTTAATATAGAAGCGGTGAAAGCCGCCAACTCCGAAAAAAGCATGTAAGTGTTTCATCTTTTCCCAGCTTCTAATGTTACGGCTGCAACGCCGGAAGATGATTTCCCGCTGCTCCGGCGTAAGCTTTGCCAAAGCATTTATGCAAAGTTCGTCTAAAGCGTCTTCATAGTCGCTAAACTTGCCAAGCGGATGTTGCGGCTTTACTTCCTTGAGCGGTGGAAGTTTAGCGTCAACATTGCCAAACGACATTCTTAAATAGTCCAATCCTTTCATTTCCTGACCCCCTAACTGATTACTCAAAAGCGTAACCGTTTTTTTCTAAAAGCGGATATCCTTCATCATCTTTGCTGGTACACAACTTGCCATTAAGATTTTTCGGCACGTCGCTGATTATTTTCTGCGCTCGCAGAAGCGAATATCCTACACTTTTGTCACGCTCTTTAAAAAACTTTTTCGCCAGTGCTCTGGCCTCGCTGTAGTTGTAAGCGAATGTTACTACACTTTCTAGGTCTTCACGGTTGGCCACGCTCACGCAGTAAGCGTTTACGTAGTCATACTGTTTTATCATTGGCAACTTTACATCACCTCACAATCATACCTGAACGCCATATGTCGCGCTCAACAATAGCCTCTGCCAGTGCCCCGCCGTAACTCCACCCAAAAGAGATAACAGCTGCGGCTGCTGCCAGCATAATAATGGCCAGACAAACTAACAAAAACATCTCTTTTTTCTTCATTCAATCCACCTTGCTAATAAATATACAAGCCATATTCCATACAGGATAAATATAGCAGCCGCTATATCACAGCTTAATATTTTTCGTGCTTTCTGTATTATTATTCTTTTATTGGGTCTTGTCTATTGTTCCCCCTTTCTTTGCCTATATTATATACCCCCCTGCGTACATTGTCAACACTTTTGTTTTAAATTTTTCTCCCTGTCGATATATTCACTATAGCCCGGCTCGTCTTCCAGCCCCTCGAAAAACTCTGAAACAGTCATTCCCAAGCCGTTAGCAACTTTAGCGATATTTTTCATTGATAAAGTTTCCGTTCTGCCTACTTCAAACTTGGACAGTGTGCCATATCTTACACCCGAACGTCGTGCAAGTTCAGCAGGCCAAATACCTTTCTTGCTGTATTCGCTGTAAATCTTCTTAATTATAAACCGATTAAGCGGTGTAGCTGCTTCCAGCTTCTTTAGTAGTAACTTTCTGCCTGCTGTCCACTTGGGCAGGACTTTGAAAGTATCTTCATATTTTCTCTCTTGATTCATCTTTTGCACTCTCCTTGCGTGTATCTACATAAGTATATATTAATACACTATAGTGCATTTGTCTACAGGCTTTAATGGTTTTGGATGTCCCTGTTTGAGCTGGTAGGCAGAGATACCCCTTACCACGAAAAAGACAAATGTATATATGTCTTAATCGCGTAAGATAAGAGGTTTTCTATAAGTATAGGCTAGGTAGTCCCCGCCGTCGCTGTATAGTTTTTTTTGGCAAATACTGCATATCATCACTTCTCTACGTCCTAGCTCCATGCTTTCCCCCCGTGCTTTTGCACCCGTAGCCGCCAGCCGTGCAATTTATAGGGTATGGCTCCCTAACCGCTGCACACGGTACCACGATAGGCCTTTGCCGTCTCGCCTGTATAGGCCCTTTATCATAACCTATACAGCACATGTACTTATATCTGCGCTCATACATGCGGGGCAATGATTTTATATACTCGGCACATTGCAGGACCAACAGTTTTTTATACTAGGTCTGTGTTCGCCTAGTCGCTGTTAAGCGGTTTCTGTTATTTAGTTTTAGATAAAGTCGCCATTCGCTTTTATATAATTGTTGACAATAGATGTTGATATTGATAGAATAGTTACAGAAGTCATAAACCTACCTTGTTTTAGGCAAAGCTAAAGCGGGCCACATGTCCCAACTTTTTAAATCGAGTTCATGTAGCTTAAGGTTTTAAGGTTTGAAGTTTTAAATTACCCGTCAAGGATTTAAAACGGCTTCTATTTTTTTATGCCTTTTTAAATTGTAACCGCCAACGCCGAATGCGTCAACCTTAAATTTCGGCGAATTGCTTCCCCCCCAGCTCCTGAAAGCTAGGTTTTACGCCGTTTTTCGCGGATTTTCTTACACGAAAAAAATTTATATTGACACTGCCACGGTTTGGGGTTAAAATTTACTTGTGCAACTCCTAATAAATATATCGTTCTTCAATTAGTCTGCGCTTTGATACAGGGACCCAGAACAAGGGTAGTATAAAGCGGTGTTCCAGACGGGGAAAGCGCCATCTCTGGTTCGTACTCGGAGAATGGCGCTTTTCTTTTTATGTGTTATATTAATAACGGTAGCTAACTTGTCTGCCTCTCTCCCTTCATTTTTTTCATTCTTCCTCCGGTATAATCTCGGCTGCTTGTCGGTCGGGATTATATTTTAAAATTTATTTTATACCCCCTCTTGATTATTTGGTATTAAAGTTGTATAATCATATCAAAGGCAGGTGAATGATTTGAATAAAGTAAGTAAAAAATGGATATGGATAGGTCTGCTGTGCGTGGCCTATGATAGTTTTATCGCTCGGCCGTTCTGGCGTGTGATTGACGCTTTGGCCGATGTATTGTTTTTTATATTAAATCCAAGGCGTGTATATGAACCTGAATTCTGGCTGTTTGTATTGATTCTAGTGTTGGGGGTGTTCTGATGTTAGTATGTCTTCGGCACATGGATAAAAACAAAAAGCCTTATGGACCTAATGAAGTCTACGTTGTGAACTCGCTCCAAAAGTTTGTTGCGCTTGTGATGAACGAAAAAATAGGCTGCACATTCCGTCAGCTGTGTGAAGAATACGGCATAGCGGGGCAGGATTCCCCGCCGCCGGATGTTTACGCAATGGCGATTAAAGAAGCTTACTATCATCACGGTATCGAACTTAAAATATCAAATAAAGGGTAGGTGATTGTTTTGACCGATGAAATTAAGTTCCCGCTGTTGAAAGCCAGCGATATAGATGTACGTATCGACGACTTGCGGGAGATGAACTATAACAACAGCTCATATGTCAAATGTCGGCTGCTGCTTTATAAAAACGCCCGTGTTGATATGAAGTACCTTGACGCAATGTTTGGGCCGATGAACTGGCAGCGTAAACACACGCTGATAAACAACGAGCTTTTCTGTTCGATTGAGGTATGGGACCACGACAAAAAATGTTGGGTCTGCAAGGAAGATGTAGGCGTAGCGTCCAACTATCAGGCAGAAAAAGGCCGTGCGTCTGACTGCTTCAAGAGGGCCGCTGTAAATTGGGGCTCGGGCCGCGAACTTTATACAGCGCCTAGTATCACATTTAACTTGGCCCAGAACGAAGCGTCTATAGACGGTAAAAAAATCAAGGTCGCGTTCGGTGTAAGCTTCCACGTTGGGCATATCGCCTACAACGAAGATAGAGAGATTACAGAACTGGTTATTCTGGACGCCAACGGCTACGGCCGTTTCTTCTATCCGGCCAGTTTAAAAACGTCTTATCTCCAACAGCACCCGGAAGCGGCACAAGCACCTGTACAATATACTCAAAAACCTGTACAGAACGCACAGGCTGCCCCTAGAAGCGTCCAACCGTCCCCACAAGGGCAATCACAAGTGCGGAACGTTTCGCAACCTTCTGGCGGCAATTCTGGCGCTGTAAATGTCAGAAGCGCACCCAGTCCGTATATGTGCTTAAATTGTGGCGTTGAGATATCGCAAACTGTGCGCAGGATATCCGTAGAAAAGACAGGCAAGGCGCTTTGCATGTCTTGCCGGAATAAAGCATTATCGAATAAATAAGGAGTGATTTAAGTGTTTATAGCAGGTTGTGTCTGTGAAAACTGCGGTAAATTATTAAAAACGAAATTTACTACTATGGGAAAACTGATAACCTTTGCCCGTGATTCTGGCTGGTCGGTTTCTAATCACCGCCAAGGACCGGACGGGAAGCGAATGTATACATACTGTGATGACTGCCGCCAACCGGGTATAGGTCGGCCGCTGGCCCGGAAGAAATAATAAAACCCCTCGAATTCGAGGGGTTTTATTTATGCCGTTTTCATTTAACTTCTGCCTTTATATTAATTCGATTACGCAGAAAGGATAGCACGTTTTCCTGTAACCAGTAGTACCGTGTACCCCTGCTGCTATATAGTACCTTGTGCGGCACATCTTCCCGAAGGTCTTTTTGTAGCTCCTTATAGCGCTTTCTAAAGCGATTCACGGTTATATTAGGCTCGAACGTATTAAGAAAGTGCCTAATCAATCGCCCAGCCTGTACGCCAGATATAAAGTCCATTTTTTGAAGCTCTTTCCGGCGTTGTATCTGTTCTTTATAATCATAGTTACGCAAGCTTACCACTCTCCCCAGATAGATTCTATCCGCTTATTCTCCCGGTTCTGATAGTCTAAGTATTCTTCCAGCAGGTCCCTGTCACTACAGGCTTTCATCTCTGCGCGCAGCTTTTTCATTGCGCTTTGACCGGGGGGGCTTTCAACGCCATAGACGCGCGTCACGGATTGCGCTAGCAAATAGGCGTCGTAGGTTTTTTCAAATAACTTTGCTTTGCTTTCTGCGGTAATCATGGCGCTACTCTCCTATTGGTTTTCAAAGTATCCCGGCTTATACTCCCGTTGCAGCCAGTGATAAAACGACAGCTCGCATGTATGAAATGCCTCGTTGTTGGGGTTTACCATACGCTCGTTACAAACGTCGCGTATAGGACATTCAAAACAATCCTCTATGGCTACTAGGTTTGATAAAAATGTCCCCAATTCTTCCGGGGGCATTGTACGTATTTTGTCCAAGTTAGTCATACTACTTACCGTCCTTCCCTGCGCACTCTTTGCACAGCGCCCCTCTGGTATCAATTAGTACAACGGTATCTATATCAACCATTTTTCCACATTTATAGCATGATACGCTCCATCCGTGCGCTAAAAGTGCTTCATCGGGCACTTTCCCGTTTTCCCAATATTTATCAGCCCACGGCAGCCGCTCAACTTTGACGTCTATAAAGCGTTCGCCCATTATGTCTGCAAACGCTGCTTTAGCTTGTCCGGCCGTGTTTGCAAATGTAATTCCAGATTCCGCGTCGTCTCCTATGTATGCGTAAGCCTTTAGTTTCACTTCTACACCCCCTACTTTTATTCGCCACTCAATCTAATCTGATTCCAGAGTTCGTTATATTCTACATCAGTCACTACAAAACCAATGGTATAGTTAGATACCACAAGTTCAGCGTCATCAGGCAAGTTTTCAATCATTTCAATAAAATCTTGTTTAGTCATTTTAGTTTCCCCTTTTTCAGCCGTTGACCGCAAAATTCACAGTAGAAAGTATTGTCATAAAAATAGCTGATATCATCATCCCCGATAATCGTTCTGCAATGCGGGCATACAATTTCACCGTCCAACGACCTTTCAAAAGTCATTGGAACGTTTAATACTCTGCTGACTGTTCCTGCGCATCTGTCGCAGAAAGCAATGGTATTTGCACCATTGCTACCGTCGGCAGCCACTCGAAGCGTTTTTACATTCTCCCTCGAATGGCAAATATAACATTCTTCATTATGTTTAACTTTTACGTACTCAATCAATATAAACACATCCTATCCTCTACTGTGTACCACTTCATACAGCCGATATACATTAATTCCAACAGTTTAGTTTCTTTTATGGGCTCGACGCTGCGCCTAATGGTAGCCTTACGACGTATCTTCACGCAGCGTCCCCTAAAGTTTCTGACTGTCATTATTCCGGCGTCGCTTTCCATGATTAGCCGCTCTATTTCTTCGCCGTTTTCTCTGTATAAATCATCGGGAAAAAGATAGTAAAACTGCCGAACGATATCGCTGTTATGATAAATTTTCTTTTTAAAATCAGCCCTAAAATCTGAAATGCTGATTTTAATTTCAACTTCTGACACATAACGACGTTTGTTAATGTAAATCAAATCAGCTTCATAGTTGCCGCCTTCAGAACCCTTCATTGTGATGTTAGGCAAAACTAAATTGTTATTTAACAATCCGTATTGATAGGCGAAAAGCTTTTGTATTTCTGTTTCAGTCATATTTACCTCACCCCGGTGCTTCCGAAGCCATTCGCTCCCCGTTCGGTTTCTGAAAGCTCGTCCACTTCTACAAGCTCGGCTTCTTCTTGCTTACGCAGTATCATCTGTGCGATACGGTCGCCTGCTTTGATTTTTTGAGGTATGGTTGTACAATCTAACATACCCGACGAAGGCATTAGCCTGCTTTCATACATTGCCTTTACTTCGTTTCTATAGCCGTTGTCTATGATTCCAATACTGTTCGGCTGTCGTAATTGAGTTTTTAGGCCAATACTGCTTCTCGGTACAATTTCCACATAATAACCTTCTGGTGGCTCTATCATAAAGCCTAAGCCAATTAATACAGGCTCTGCGCCTACGGTAACATCTTCTCTTGCGTAGCAGTCCCACGCAGCATCTGTTCTATGTGCTTTAGTTGGCATTTTTCCGCCCGGTAGTAGTTTTATTTTGATTTCCATTTTTTCATCATCCTTTCATACTGTTTATCTAGTGTTATTGATTTCAGTTTAAAAGCAATGTAGACCCTATCTGCTGTTGACGTTCTACGTCTTTTTAAAAGAATAACCGCCTTTACTATCTGCTGTGTCCTGATAGCTTTCATTGACTAATCAGCCTTATAACACGGGGGCTATTTAACTTCCAGTTGGCAGGACTGCCGTAGTGAATTCCGCAGCAGACTGATGAGCCCACTTGAAGATGAAAAGGGCAATCCATACAGCTTGTGCATTTAGCGCATTCATCCCGAATAGCTTTCAAGGCGTCTAATAGTTTTTCATAATCAGTATTCATTTTTGCACCTTCCTTTACTTGTGAACTTTTATATTAGTAATTTCATGAAGACGTTGCTCAAGAATTTCACAATCATCATCTAAATAAGCTACATTTATCGCTTTCTCAATATCTTCATTCGTGGCGTCGTCTTTGACTTTTACGGTAACTAAAAGTTGACATTGTTCAATAATTTCTGCTGTAACTTTTTTCATTTTATACACGCTCCTTGTCGTAGGGTTCTATACATCCCTGTTTGTTACCCCTGTAATAGCAGCGTTCTTGGCCAGTTAACATGTCAACGTATATTTCTCGCCAAAAATAGCGATACTTGCCGTTAGATAAGCGTTCTTGTAGTTCGACAACATAAACTTCCCCAATCATTGTTTTTTTCTTACTCAATGCTGTTACTTTATAAATTGTGCTCTGCGGGCCAGCTATGCCTATGCCCTTGTTATTTATGGCGTACTTTCCGACTTCAAATTTTTTAGTCATTGTTGTCCTCCTCGTCTAAACGTCTTTTAAAATAGTTAAGTTCTGACTGTAGATATGCTATCTTGTTTTTTAAAATCTGTTTGCGCGCCTTTGGAATGTCTTTTTCATCAAATACATAAATATACGTGTCGCTGTAAGGCCGTATTCCTAAATTTACAAATGTTTGTTCGCTATCTTCTATATAGTCGCCTAAATATAAATATTGGTCCGCACGAACTGCAAGTTTTAGTAAATATCCGCCGCCCTCTGTCCCATCTATTTTTGATAGGCGTTGTCCAACTTTATATTTTTTGACCACTACACAAGGGATGTCATACCCTTCTAATGTAACTTTGTAAATGATATCGCCCATTTTTAGCATTTCTTGGCCTCTTTCCTTTTTATCCCCGCTCAAAAACGGCTATAAATTCATAGCCGTCGTGAAAAACATTTATAAGCCGCCAGCCATATTTGGCATGTTTATTTATTTTATTGATTAAGCTGGACATATAGCTGCTACTAAGATAGCTGTATTCTTTACCCATTCGTCTTTCTCCCATCTCTACGATTCCAGCCCTTTACGGCCAGCTCAATAGCTTTATTGATTGCTTTCAGTCTGCCCGGATATCCGCTTGCAGCATGGTTATACTCAACGTCCGGCATGGGTCCACATGCGTCACATTCTTTGCATTTTACAAACGCATGGACGCCTTCTGAATAAATATAGCCATCGTCCGGCTTGCTGTGGATAAGCACCCCTTCACCGTCACAGAAAGGGCACGTTTTAAGTTTTATATCTTTAAGCTTCATTTTCTTTTGACTTCTTCCCAAAGCTTTAGGCACCGTGAAACATTTTTTCTCGCCGCTTCTTCGGTTTTGTAAACGCCGATGTATTTACATAGCAAAAGGTCTTCTGCACACCCAGTAAAGTTTGCGTATATTACATTGCCGCTCGGACTGATGTAGTAATAATATTCTCCGACTACTGGATAAAAAGGCTTCTTTTTAACTAAGTAGTTTTCCCGTAACAGGTCGATAAGCGCAGCTTCTAAAAGCATAGCAGGCGGTTTATCTTTTTCGTTCATTACGGCAGCTGTTAATATTCCGCCGTCAACGTCTTCTATCTTGTAACGGTCAGCACAGCCGATTAGTACCCTATTCCCATCCATGTTCTCTATAAAAAATTCTTCGTTGACTGATAGCTCGTTGTCGGCCATAAATTGATTGATATACTTACCTAACATCTTTTCACCTCATTTTTACTTGCTGTTTTAAAGCTGAATACTTCTTGTTGAGCTTGGCCAGTCGATACCGTTCAGCGTTCAAGTTCTGACAGATGTTTTTGACCAGTTCGGCCGGGAGCTCAATTTGTGCGTTCTCCCCGAAGTTTCTAACTGCTGTCTTGGCCCGGTTTATAACGTCCTGAATTATATCGCTTTTTACCTGCACGCAATCACTCCTTTCTATTCTATGCCTATATTATATACCCCCCTGTGCGCGATGTCAACACTTTTATTTCAAGCAGACGCAAAAAAGGCCCCGAAATTCGGGCCTTTTCGTTATTTACTTTCTGGCCAGATGTTTGGCCAGACGATAGCTATAACGTCCTTTACCGTTTCGGCCGCTTCCACCTTGTTACGCAGCGCATAGAAGGTGTTATACGCTTCCGTCTGCTCGTTGCTGCTAATAAGCAGTACGCTTTCAAAGTCGGACTTCGACAACATCACCCATACACTGTTACCTTCTTCATCCTTGACCCCAAAGCCCTGTTCTCCCTTGATTTGAGCAACGCTATAGGCCGAATTGAATTTATTGATATCCGCGGCCGTTCGGTCGAAGTAAAATGTTCTGTCGCCCTGCTTGTACCTCGTTGGCTTATCGCGCAGGAGCTCATAAATCCCGTACAGTTCGTTAAGCTTGATGTTCTTTGCTTCTGCCAGCGACACCATTACTTCCTCGCGGGATACACCCAGCGCGGCAAGCTGTTCATCCGTTGGGTTATTCGGGATAGAGGTATTCATCAAGTCCGGCAAACGGCGTATCTCGGTAATAGTGTTATACTGCTCTCCCTTATAAACGTATACTGTTCTTGTGTACTTCATATTCTCACCTTCCTTTTAGCCGCTATACGGCAACGCTACCACGTCACAGACTTGGATACTAAAGCTATCTGTATCGTCAACGATAGCGACTACATTGATGATATTGCTGGCATTTGCTGTTAGCGACGGAGCTACGCCCTTCGGGTAGTAAACCGCTGCACCGCTTGGGAACTGCCATGTAACAGTTGGTGCAGTTGCGCCAGTTGCAAACCAGAAAGTTAAAGTTTTACACATGTATGGCGTGCTGCCTACAGTGGCGTGGAAGCTCATGTTTGAGAAATTCATAGTAAGACTTGCAGCGTCATTTATGGATGTATTTATCAGATAGACGTTTGCTGCTGCTTGGTAACTTATGGTATTCCCGGTATTCGGAGTTGAGTAGTAAGTATTCTCGGCCGTACCGCAGAAGTACAGGCAGTTTTCTGTGTTGTCTGCACTGATAACGCCGTTACCAACGCCCCCTTGACTGCCCACATATAACCGCCGCGCAACTCTTACGTCAGTGGCGTCAGCAGGGCACTGCAAAGCCCAGCCGCTAGTGCCTGACCCTAATTCTAGGCCGATACTAGAATTTCCCGTGCGCAGGTGCATTGCTGTTCCGTTACAGTCCAGTATGTTCTGACTAGCATTTTTTATCGCGAAATTTGTGCTGATTTCACTGGAATTAATCATTACTTCACTTGCTTCAAAAGCTGCTTTATGGCTGTTACCGTTAAATTGGGCAGCAATCATATTCCCGTCCAAAATTTGCAATGGATAATCGCCAATAGTAGCCTTTCTAATACCTACTGATTCTAGCAGAGTGGCGCTTCCTATCTGCACGATATTCGGATAAATAGTAGCTTGGCTAGTAGTCAATACAGCTAGATTTCCGTCTACGCCGTCCAGCAATTCAAGCGGCTGCCCTTTTTTAGTGTGCAAGGCTAAACCGCCGCCAGATTCGCCAGTAATATACGCACCATTAGCACCACTTACACGGCCGATATTAATTTGACCGGTTGAACTTTGACTTGTCAGGCTATCCCAAACATTTAGTTCGTTGCCAAATGTTGTTTCATTGGCAAAAGTATTAAGTCCGGTGAAAGCGTTATTCCCCGCCGCCGTAACGTCGCCGCCACCAGCCCCGGCCACGCTGTCATCAACATACTTTTTGGTGACTGCCTGCGTGTCGGTAGTGGGAGTGGTAGAAGGTAAGTAAATCGGTCCTGTAACCGTGCCACCCGTCAGGGGCAAGAATGTACCTTGTCCAGCTTCTATCGTGATATTCTGCGTCCCGTCGAACGGTACACCGTTGATAGTGCGGGCGGTTTCTAGTTTCGTAGCTGTATTTGCATTGCCCAGCCATTTCGCAACGCCGACATTTGTTATTCGCGCAAATTCAAAGGCATTATGCGAAAGGATTGCTGTTTCACTTTCGTTAGTAGTTATGGATATAGATGCAGTATTATTGCCAATTTTGAAGTAATGTCCAGTGCTTTCTGTAGCAATATATTTTAATGCCCCTGTGGTAGAAGCTATGATATTCGCTTGTACTGTTGCTGTACTGGGTTTTACGCCAAAAATAACCTGTCCTTGACTGCCTGCCGCTGTGCCGTTTGATACAGCAATGTTTGCTCTGAAAGCATTTAAGGCAGTAAATGTATTAGCTGAATTTAATTGAGCATAGCCGCTTAAATCGGTATCACCTGCCAAGATATCCCACTTTTCGCCGTCCCATGCCACGTTGTCCCCGGCTTCAATGTTGTGGTCGGGGTCTGCCTGTTTGACGTTATAAACGTCGCCTACTTGCTGGCCGCTGGTCGGCAGGTTGGCGTATGTTTCAACGGACCCTTTATATTTATAAACCGTCGCTAGTCCCAGCTGTGCGGCAGTTACTTTATGGGGGTTATCGTAATCGGCCTTATGCGCGTCCAGCGCATTAGTTACGGCCGTAATGTCGCCCTCGGCGCTGCCAAGGCTTCCTTGCAGTTCTGTGATATCGCTTTCAATGCTGGTTATATCACTCTTGATAGTGGTGATTTCTCCGTTGATTGATGTGATACTGGTATTAATCGTTTCGACCGCAGAAGTCAATTCGCTGGCCAGCGCATATTTTACCCAACCTGTCCAGCTGCTTACCTCGATAGGGCTACTGTCGGGTACAATGGTGCCGAAGCGAACATAACACGCGCCGTCAGCCTGTGCGATAAACTTATGTCGGATATAAGTTTCATTATAATCGTCGTCAACATCCAGCCAGCCCGGACCCGCAACAGGGCCGTTAGTGTTGGCCGTGCCTTGAAGGAACGCCCTTTCCAGTTCTACGCGTGTATTGAAGTCAATGTTATCTGTAACGTTTTCGTACCAGCGCAGTGTATTAACTATAGGCTCCAAGACGTCTAGTCGCTGGTTAGACTGGTCGGCAGAAGCTTTAGCCTCGTTAGCCGCTGATAGTGCCTGTGAAGCGTTTTCAATGGCAGTATTAGCTGTAGACTGCGCATTGTCAGCAGACGTTTGAGCGTCGTTCGCTGATTTCTGCGCTGCGTCGGCCGCCTTCTGTGCAGCGTCGGCACTGGCCTGTGCGTTATCAGCTTTAGTCACTGCCGTGTTAGCAGTATTAAGCGCAGTATCCGCAGTTTGCTGTGCGTTCTGCGCAGCTGTTATGGCATTAGTGGCCATTTCTATAGCTGCCTGCGCTGCGTTGTAAGCCTGCTGCGCAATCTCGCGCGCTTCACGCGCTATTTCATCTGACGAATAGGCGATGTTGCCTATCTCATTTATAGCGTCCTCTGTCTGCTGCTCCATTGACCAGCCGGGCAGTGGTCCTGCTGGCGGAACGTATTGAAACTGATAATAAGCGCGGGCCTGTATTTTGTCGGCAATGTCTGCCGCCCGTGCATTGCTGCGCGCTATCATAGCCTTTACAACGTTAGAATAGTGTTCCATTCTCTAACATCCTTTCTGATTGATTTAGTTTCCAAGCGTTACCTGTAGGGCGCAGCTGCTAAACTTTGTTCCGCCGCTGCTGGTAAGCTCTATCGTGGCGCCTTGTGCGATACTATAAGCCCACGTATTAGCTGCTGCACTAGATTTTGTATTCCCCCAATAATGCCCCCTAGAACCTGATTTTGTAGTGCTCCATGACATACTAAGAGTACCTACAGTGTTGCCGTTTACCTTGACAGTTACAGTGTTTGAACCGCTCTGGCTCCAATCGTCATTTTGATTAAAATTGGATACGGCAAAAACTGAAATACTTGCAGCGGCAGCGGAAGCGGTAAAGGTTAAGTTTGTCATGCCGCATTTAATCTGGCTGCTTATGAGCGTCTTTTTCGCGTCATCCACGGCTTCATCAACGATATCCGTTATCTGGTCTTTTGATAGCGAACCGATGAATTCGAGCAGGGTTTGCCACGTCGCGCCGTCCGTGCCCGGCTCTTTTATGCCCGCTGTCGTATCTGGCCCGTTCTCCTTGAGACAGACGTAAAAAACGTTGTTGTGTAAAACCATACAGTTAATGTTGTACTGCAAGTTGTTTTTATAGGTGTACTGGCCACCAGACTGTGCCCACAAGCAGAAGGCAGATAGCATGTACAGAATGCCGTTAAAGTCTGCTCTTTGCGGTGGGATACCGCCCATTTCAGGTTTTACCTGTGTTATGGCCGGAAAGCCGTTGATAAGACTTGCAAGTCCGGACGCTTCGTTGTTGCTGTCCGGGATGATGTTTTTAGTACCTTGGTCTGCGAATGCCCGTGCGAAGTTATACAACGGTTCGTTGACGCTCATAGTTATCGCCCCTTTTTATTCAGAAAGTGGCAACCATCTTACATAACTAGCACCGCTAACGCTCCATGACGCCCCTTTAGGGACTGGAAAAGAGATAGAACAAGCACCTTGGCCGTATTTATCACGGCCTACCGTATGCATGACTTGTAGGCCGTTGACGTAAGCCGTTATAGATGTGTTATCATAACTTTTTGAAGTTATAAAGCCATCTGTAGCGGCCACGCCGCTGCTGCCTACAGTTGAATAAGCTCCCATGCTGACCGGCTTCGGTTTGGGTATCTCCCCTATAGACGTGTCTATAGCGTCCTGCACTTCGTCCATCGTCAGCGAACCGATGAATTCGAGCAGGGTTTGCCACGTCGCGCCGTCCGTGCCCCTTTTTAAAATCTAGTGACGCAATCTAATGTTTCACGTGAAACATTCAATCTGATATGGTTTCTTCATCGTCCGGAACGAATATTCCGCCGTCAGGCATAAATACGCCACAGTTAAACGGCTGTAATCCGCTGCCGTCAAAACCGAATACGTTCGATGTATCTATCATTACCAAATCCCAGCCGACGCCAGCACCTACGCACAGCGGGCCACCAACCTTGAATATAGCTAGGTCTTCATCTGACAGATACGACTTGAAAAGAAATCTGACGTGCATTGGGTACGAATTGTAATACATCCCATCTTCGGTTTGCTTTTCGGCGAGGACATTTAAAACCGTAACACTGTAGTCAGGAAACAGCTGATTTATCATGTAATTCAGTGTATACAAGCTGGCGTCTGTGATGTTCGCCAGTGCTTTATAATAAAGCAGCTTCCTATATCCTTCATCATCAAGTGTTATTTTCGTGCTGGTTGACTGGTCATATATAGTACGGTCCATGCATATGATAGCGCCCCATATGTCCAGCCCTACGCCCTGCGCCGTCGCAATGTTAAATACGTTGTCGTAAAAGGTCCAGATATCCGGCGTGGGGTCAATGTTTTCCCGGAAGTCGGCTAGTATCTGGTAAATGGTAGGACTTGCAGAATACTGCGAAAGCAGATACGGCTGCTTTTCCTCGCGTATGTTATCGCAGGCCCTTACGTCTTCATTGCCTCGAAAATCCATGTTCTGACCCCCTAAGCGTCCAGCGCAACGACGGTTATGTTATCCTCGGACAAAACCGGGATTTCATCCGCAGGGATTTCAATGCTATCTACACGGCTGCCGCCGACGGGATATTGAAGTTCTACGCCCACAAAATCATTTACACCCGTCTGGATTACGCTTTTATAAAAGCGGCTGGCGTACAAAACTTGTGCCATCTTGACGCGGCTATAGTCGATAGTCTCGCCGTTAAAGTTGGCCAGCACGGCCTTTTTTATCAAGCTTTCATAATCTGTAGGCAGGGATAACGTTTTCCTGATAGTAACGTATATACCCATGTTGATAGTTTCCGGTATCTGGTAGTAGTACGTATTCTCGGCCTGCGTCGTTGGGTCGATAACATCGACTTTAGTGTTGCCGTTCGTTCCGCAGCCGCCGTCTATCTTTTGATGTATAGCGTTGCCGATGTCTTCCGGCTCGCCTCCATATACGCTAATATACAGGCTATGCGGCGATAAAGATACTCCCATTTTGGTAATGAAGTTATCGCCCCGGTTTTCAACAACTTCACAGGCTACCACGCCGTCAAGGTCGCTGACCGCTCCTTGTACTGCCGCCGCTGTACCATGCGCGTTTTTCGATACGCTTTCAGCGCGCCGCTGCTCAAATTCTGCCTGCGTCTCGTTGTTTCTGCCGGTAACGCCAGAAGCGTCATTTGTTACACTGTCCCAGCCCGGTACGGCAGTGATGATTTTTGTAAGCGTATTCGGGCCTACTTCAATCGGTCCATACTGCGTACAGCGGAAAACGGCCGTAGCTGTGCCATTCTCGTCAATCGTGGTGACTGTGGTGTTTAGAAACGTGTACCCGTTCACGTCCTGCACCAGCGCGCCATAAGGTATTATAGTACCATAGGCGCCTTTAATATTCCCTGTGACGTAAGTCGGTTGGGCGACGTGCCGTGTCAGAAAGTAAATGTTGGCCAGCGCGTCCTGAAACACGCCCGCCGCCGTTTTGGGGTTTAGCTGGTTGGCCAGCGTGAGCAGTGCGCTGTCTTTCTGATTTATCAGGATTGCCTGACCGTCGATAAGCTGCCCGGCCGGGGTTTCGGTCTCGGTGTTAAGCAGCGGTTTTGTCGGGTCAACGGCAAAAGCCTTCTGCCATTGCTCAACCAGCCGCGCCCGAATAGTTGCCGTGTCTTCTACTACGATACCAGTATCCGGGTTAAATGTTATAGCCATCTTTGCAGCTCCTTTCTATCAAATCTGTATAGTGACATTCTTACTGTTAAGCGTCGTTATCTGCACTTCACCGCCATCTATGCGACCCTCGTTGTCGTAATCTATGACAACTTCTACATCCGTCACGCCGTATATCTCACTGACGATATCCTTTATCCGGCTTCTAAGCACTGACGCCGAAACAGAAGATTTTTTGCCAAGCGTGATATCAAAGTACGGAATGCCGCGCGTCATATCAAGTGGCGCGTCTTCGTAGAACAGGCGGCAGGCATTGGCGGCATTTTGGGCAACAGCATAGTCACCCGATGTAGTGGCGATGTTCCCGGCGTTGTCAACAGCTACGTCCCATGCGTTATTGAGATACAGCGTATAGGCTATAGGGTCGGTGTTCGCGTAAGGGTTGAGCACTTCCTCATACTTGCCGCTGACGATGATAGGTTCTGTTACTACTGGCGGCACTGGCTCCGGTCTTGGCGGCTCCAATACTTCAATCTCAAGCGTGTACGTGTTTTCGTTGTCGATTGAACTTTGAATGCCCTCGAAACGGAAAGGACCCAACACGGCCGGGGCTAGCTGCTCGAACGTAAAATCAAGCGTCTTTTCTTCGTCCATAAAATCACCGCCTAGCTGCTTTTACAAAATTTGATAAAGTCTTCCGGCGGGTTGGTGATATAGTATTCTCGGCCGTTTTTGGTTTTAATATAGTAGTGGTCGAGCTTTAACTTTTTCCCCGCCTTTTCCGGGTTATCGTGATAATAGGTTTCTTTCAGCTCGAATACATCAATGCCGCCGTCGGCCGTGATATAGTTTTTTAATTCGTCGACATACTCCAACAACTCCGGTTTAATCATTGATATTCACCGCCTCAAAAAAACGATTAAACTGCGCCGGACTGAATGCGTCAATTCTCATGTTTTCCGTATCCAGCGTGATATAGTCGCCAACTCTGATATGCGTTCTTTCCAGCTCTAGACCGCAGTTCTCGAAGTGGTCAAGGTAAAGCTCTGGACCGATAAAAAACAGCTCGTCACGTTCAAACGCCTGCTGCACCCATTCCGGGCAGTAGTATCCATCGGAGTTTTTCAAATCCCCGTCGAATTGATACGCTTTGAACTTCTTGGCCAAGCGATATAGTTTCTCCATTTTCTACACTCTCCCTAAATTGTTGTAGTTGTTTCGAGGTATTTAATAAGCAGCGTGTTAAGTATAGTCTGGTTATATTCCGCGCCTTCCGGTATGTTGATTTTCACATAGAAAAGTGTGTTGATGTCTCCTACCTGCGGAATAGTGATAGCTTCACGCCACACTATATTGTCTGGTGACAGCGTCACCCAATCCGGATTAGTACCCGCCACGCTAATAGCTATCTCATAGGCGTGTTCTCCGTTCGGGCAGCGCAGGGCATACGCTACCGGGTCTCCAAGTGCGCCTTTTTCCCCTGCATACTTTAGCGGATTCGCCGTTGACAGCAGCGCGCCGTCTGTGGCCCCGGCGGTGACTGACCCGCCGTAAAGTCCTAGTTGTGCCATTTGTCAAAACCTCTCTTTCTGCGATAGTGGCGGCCCGAACTGGCGGCGCCGCTTTCAAGTCGTGAAAATTTTTCACGGGTTCATTGATTTTTGATTTTAAGTCTGTTATAATGAATGCGGTACAACAATAACTTCTTATCTCGACGACACGGGGCGAAAGAACTGTGTTTGTTTTGTGGCTTGCCACAGCTGGAAGGCGCCTGATTCGTCAGGCGCTTTTCTGTTTTTGTTGTTTACATTATATCATATATCTGCTATAATGGAGCTGCAATCAAAATACATCACCTTTCTGAAATCAGTGACGCGATTTAGAAAACAAGAGGGCGGCCGCAAGGCTGCTTTTTTGTTGCCATTTTTCTGACGTCGAGGTATAATATATATGAGCGTAAGCTCTCTTCTACCTACACCTTTTTCAATATATTTTATTCCATCCTGACCCTAAAACAAAAAGACTGCCGAACGTTGGCAGTCTTTTTGTTTTGTCATTTTGCAGTTGCAACGCCAGCAGCGGCACCCAGCATAAAAGCCACGGCCATAAAGAACACTAAATTCATAATCATGCCGTTAGCTTTCAGAAGGTTAAAAAACTCTTTCATAGTATCAGCTCCTTTGCGTGTTGGTTTAGTTAATTATACCACACGCAGCGGGGTTACTTTTTCCGGCTGGCTGATTCAAACACTACTATCTGATACCAGATAAAGCAGCATTGCGCCGCAAAGATTAGTAACTGTGCTTCGTATTTTTCCATATGGTCATAACGGACTATAACCGTTGTTAAAAATATCTGACTGACCAGCACCAATAAAAACGAAACCGGTATCATTTTTTACCTCCTCATAGCTTCTGCGTTGACCGCTGATGGGTTTTATTACAGGTTTGCTATAGTTTGCCTTTGTCAAAAAGTTTGGCGGCTTAAAACTCAAAAATGAATTTTCGCAACTTGTTCTTTAACTCCATTAGTAACGATGTAATAATCTGGCAGCGTTACACCTGCGTTTTTAACAAGCTTCATGTAACTTAAAACTCCACGAATACCGTCAATGTACATAAAAACTTTAGCTTCGTGTTCTTTGTCTGTATATAGTAGTTCAGTGCAATCATGGTTAAGGTCTCTAATATATCCCCGTTTCGGGATGTATATGTATAAAACATCCCGACGCTGGTTATATTCCCGTGCGTCTTCGTCTTCTGACTTTCCCAGCTTCTTCTTAATAAACTGGAAGGCCTTGACGGCCGCCATGACATACAGCGCCCCTATGGCTACCGTGGCTATGACATACAGCGGTGTTATAAAAACCAGTATTGCTAATTCCTGCAATTTGTCCATGCTTAATCTCCTTCAAGGGTAGCTATTACCTTCCTATTACCCTCTTTATATAAAGCCTTTTCGATTTCTTCAAATTCTTCTGTGGTAAGTTCGCGCAGAATGAATTCGCCGTTTTCGTCGACAGTCAAACGCTGCGCCACAAGCTCGGCCGCTTTATCAAACTTTTCCCGCGTTGCACAGAGGCCTTCAAGCGTAAACTCATTGCCTACTGGTACTATGCGAACTTCTTCAACAACGCCGCCAGTTAGCTTAACTTCATCCAAAATGTACTCGTCGCCGTTTTCATCCGTCTTTATATCGCGAACAATGTTGCACTTGTGGCCTATAAGCTCTACAACTCGCTGACCGCACTTGTTTTCCCTAATGCTTGTTACAAGGTACTCACGGCCTGTTATACAGTGAGCTGCAATGTCATTTTCTTTGAATTTCAACATCTTTTTCGCCTTTCTTTTCTAATTGAATTATACTTACTTGCCAGTCTTGAATGTAAGTGCAGTTATCCACAATGGATTTTGCTGCCTTTTCAGCTAAATATTTTGTTTTGTATTTTTTTATAAACGGAGAATCGACGGTTTGCAATTCGGCGGAAGGATAAGTTTCGCCGTCATTTCGATATATTTCACCCTCGTAATATCCGTATTCTTCAATATAAATTACAAACATAAAAACTCCTTTAACCATTCAATTAAACTATAGTCCTGCTCCATTTGCTCTGCAAGTCGGCGTATAAATCATCAGCACTCGGATATTCTTTAAAATAGTATCCGCCTCGCATTTCGTCACACTCTAACCATAGTAGCCACGGCCGAATAGTACGATACGGCTTATAGATGATACGGGCATAACGATAGTTATAAGATACAGTTATATATAAACTATCATCAGCCATATTCGATTCATCTAAAGTGTATTCAATAGGGTCAATAATAGCGCCTGTTGTTAAAAATTGACCGTTAATGGTTTGATTTGGTTTCGGTTTTTTGCGTTTAAGACGCTTTATAATTGCTTCAAATTCGATTTCATACTTTTTAAGGTCTTCTAATCTTCTTGCCATTCTTCATCGTCCTTTCAATACACAGGAGCAGGGCTTCTGCCCTGCTGTACATTAATTCATCGGAACTATGATAGAAGAAAAACTCCTATCCCTGCCGTAACCTGTCCCATATTGGGCAAACTCGTTGCCCAGTTTGTCGGTTTGAATTGCCCGCGTATAAGTTTTCTTCCCGGTTACAAGGCTTACCAGCAATACCTGTGGGTTATAAGGATTTGGCGAAATGTCTTTAACCTTGTAAACCGTGCCGCTATCGTGACGGGCATAGCCGCCCTTTTTAAATTTTAGCATTTCAGCACTCCTTTGTTAAACTTTACGACTACTGCAAGATAGTTGCCGCGCTCAAGCGATACGTCATTTGTTATCCATTTAATTCTTGCCATTTATATCACTTCTGCTTTCTCAAATACTCTCTTACCATGCAAATATTGCGGTTAAGCTGTTCGGCTGAAAACAATCTGCGGTTGTCAATCAGCTGGCTGGCTTTGGTTATGTTTTTCAGCGCCTTTTCCATTTCGGCCCTTACTAAACTTACCGCCTGTTTTTCAACCTCATCTGCTATTTTATGATTATATCTTGCGTCTAGATAGTCATAGGCTTCCTTTAAAATTTCTTTGTACCATTTTATTTGTTTCTCACTGCCTGTTACCATGTGCTCACTCCCTTCTTTTGAGGTGTTTCCCTTACCTCTTGACTATATTATATACCCCCCCTCTGTATATTGTCTGTCTCTTATACACA